GCCTCCTTATTCAAATGCTTCACTGTTAATCTTATAAGCGACAAAAGCATCCATCATAGCTGCAACGGCATCTATTTTCTGCTCATATCTCTTCTTTAAAAGTTTTCTATTTCCGTTGGTATCTTCAAGAGTAATGCAGTTACCCATAGCAAAAGTCATAAGCTCTTCATCGAACAAAAGCATTCTTTCTTCGGCAAGCTTTTTAAGTTCGCCCAAAGGAACTGACTCTGTCTTAGCTCCCTGTATAACTTTTTCGATACCAAAAGGTCCATTTTCTCGTTCCCATCTCTCTACGAATTCCCTCGCATTGTATGGGTCAAATCCAAAACATCGAACATCATACTCGCACTGGGCTATATGATTATCCAGGTCTTCATAAACTTGCATCATGTCAAGAATAGTTCCAGGCATGACGATTAGACTTCCCTCTTTTATAAATTCATCATACTTGCTTCGCATAGCAGATGGGAGTTTCATGAGAGTTAATTCAGTTATATAGTTTCGAGTCTTAATACCAAATTCACCTCTAGCAAGCGGAAACATAAATGTAAACGCACAGAAGTCATCGCCCTGTGAGAGATCCGCTCCCATCGAGCACGGCATTCTCCAAAAGTCTCGTTTACGATGAGGAAGGGTTTCTTCATAAGTAAAGTAATATGTATAACCCTCCATAGGTATGCCGAAACGCTTTGCCAAAATATCATTTCTAGTCGCCGGTGCATTCTCAGCTCTTTCGACGTCTAGCTGATAAGTCTCATAGGTAACAGTCTTGCCAAGATTTGGATTAGCTTTTACCCACATTTCAGGATGAGCAACCTCATCGATGGAATCAAGTCTATACCACCAAATAGAAACATGCGGGTTAACGTAATCTCCTTTGAGAATATCCATTAACTCCATTTTGATTGTATCGCCACTACCATTACGTACAGTACCTTCTGAACTAGTTGCTATTATAAGATAATCATCATTCTTAGATGCACCCTGTTCAATAGCACCAATAACATCCTCTCGAACATCACCTGAAAGCCATTCGTCAATCGTAGCGACCTTACATCTCAAACCCTGAAGCTTATCAATGCTCATTGGTCTGATCTCAAGCAAAGAACCTGTCAAGAAATTCTCAATACCCTTTTTAGTTGAAGCTAATTTACAACGATCGGCTTTTGAACCTGTTGTATTTTGGAGTGATCCTTCTGTAAGGAACTTGAACAGCGGTCCTCTGGACCTAATAATAGCAGTACGAATCGGGGACATGACCTCTTCGGCTAGTTTCATTGTAGGGGCGGTCGTTATCTGATGAGTAGTAGCAGTACTTACGTTCTGAAAGAAAGATTGAATACATGAGTCATAAACCGACTTAGCAGCGCCTCGACCAACTATCAGATACTGTTTATTGATGAGTCTTTTCTTAATAGATCGTGTCTCATAGTGACCGCCATGACCATCTTCTGACGGTACGTAAATACTTCTCTCGACAAAGTAATACCATCCAAAAACTTGTTCTCCCCATAACTTAAATGAATCAAGCAGATGAAGGTCTTCGCCATCTGTGAGAGTTAATTCATTCTCACAATAGGCAATCCAACCGTCAATTGCTTCGTCATCATAGTAAATCGTCGGATTAGCTATTAGATCGTCTATTCGGTTCATCTCCATAGAGATTTCTTTACATACTGGTATTTCGCCTCTGATTACGGCATCACGAAACTGGCCGTAATACTTTGGAACGGCAGTGTTTGATAATGCCATGCTATTCTCCTTTTACTTTTTCTTATTTGGATTAGATGCTATATAATCTGCTGCGTCCTTAGCATTAAACTCTCTAGTCATAGCAGCCTTAACTGCATAAGCCATCGTACCGGCAGCCGCTGCTGTAAGAACTTTCTTACCAGCGGAAGACATTACTTCGGATACAAACTTTTTACCCGGACTGATGTCTTCTTTTGTAAGTTCTTTGAATTCTCTTTCCATCTTAAGTCTGTCAATCTTCCTTTTAAGTTCCTCGTCAGATAAAGTCCGTCTACTTTTCAAATCCGACTTTCTTTTAGTTCTTGCTTCGAAATCCGGAGACGACTCCTTTGACTTTTTCTTTCTTCTGGAAGATCTGGTTGAAGAGGGACGAGATTTACGCACACCCCACTTCATACCGAGGACGCCGTAATGATAAAGCTCATTATTATCCATTTTGATTTTCCTCCTCGAATATTAAATTGTTCATATTATGCCGAGCATCCGAAGAATCTTTATAGCTACGACATAAATCAGTTCACCATAGAGACCAAACTGGTTCATGAGATTAAAAAGTATTGCTATAATCATTTCTTGCACCTCCTTTTAATCAGATTTACCAGGGTCGACTGATACGTTCAATCTCCACTCAAGTTCGCTGATCATTCGATTCATTGATTCCATCACAGCAGAACTGAGAGGCGGATCAAACAAAAGTTTTACCTTCAAATATACATAAGACTTTACAGCTTCGAGATTTGAACCTGTTGAGATAAAGTCATCCCAAGTATCCGATTTGCCCTCTATACTGAAGCCTTCCGAAGGACCGACACCAAGTTGTGTTAGGATCATAAACACAGAATTAATGTGCATGATCAAATCAGCATCGAAATGTTCGTAATCTTCTGTAATCCCGAGCATCTTTTTAACCGATGTCAATATGCTATCCAAATTAATACCTCCTTTAATGTCGCCAAGGACAAGTGTCGTTCTTACTTCGTTCAACAGGAGATGTGACTAACAGAGTTTCATCTCCGTAGTGAATAGCATTATGTGTGTTCATTGTAGTAGTTATAACGTTATTCGGATCGAATACCATCGGATTGCGCTCAAGCACATCTTCAACCGTAATTGGGTTGATGTGATGAATTATAATCTTCGGTCTATGAAGCTTTCCGTCTTTATCTCTAACGCCGAGTATTTCATGACCGTCACATGCTAAATCGCAACCGTTATCTCGAACTATTATCTTATCTCTAAATCGTCTCCATTCTCTGGAGTTATAAAGAACTTGGTTTAGGTATCTGTCATATCCGAATGTTTCTTTTCCAACTGCTCCTTTAAGTTGAAGATAGTCAAATCGCTCTTCAAAAGTAGGAATAGTGATCAGTTCCAAATATGATCTATTACTCATCTGAATCACCATTTCCACTATACTTTCTCATAGCTGCAATAGCGTCTGAGTACAGCTCTTCGACTCTCTTAGCAGACTGAAGAGCTTCTGTCTTAGCTCTAAGCAGTTTGTTTTCCTCTTCTAATTTCTCCTTTTCAAGGCGTTCCTTCGTGGAACCTAACTTTAAAAAATGAGTTATAACCTGAGAAGAGGCGGTTCCTTCTATTAACTGTTTTTCAGCAAGATCGACGGCTAGAGCTATCATCTGATTTTCTCTTGATTCTGGTGTCAGACCGGGCCTTAACTTTTTAATAGGTTCTGACTTCCTAACTTTTGCCACCTTATCCCGCCTCCTCTCCATTTTGATTTTTATTAACTTTCTGTCGCCTCTTCAAAGTAGATACCAACAAGCTGAGACGGAAGATACTGTAAGATAGTGCCTTGACCATTACTATCATCGCGTATGCATCTGTAAATTTTTCCTCCGTCGGAATAATATAGATCTTTATAGTACCTCATTCCAACCGCTGCTGTAATAGGATTATCAATTGTTCCGTCTTCGCCGACCGTGATAGGCTCCCAGTGAGCAGCTGTCACGTCAGGTGTCCAATTAGGCACGCCACCAGTAATTGCATTATAGCATTTGTAAAGTTTGCCCTTATACCTGCACCTATCACCTATATTGTATGCAATTGGTTCCCACGCAGGAAAGAGTTCAATACTGTCGAGCGCCTGTTCATCTGGAAGCAAGGCTGCCGCGGATTCTATTTTCTTTCTAAAAGCTACTGCTTCTGCTCTTGTCATTTAGCTTCACCACCAGTTATTATTAATAAAGCTTCATCAGTATTAATCTCATCATCAGTAATGACTCGATAATTTTTTGTAATTGTGGAATCTTGTTCTGTCCAGTAGACTTCAACATACTGATCTGATTCCAATGCTGGATATTCTGCTTCTACAATAGGTTTATAGCCAAGCGCCAATATTTTTTCAGCGGGCGGGTTCGTAATTATTTTCCCATTTTCTTCATACCAGCCGGAAAAAAGTACGGGATTGGTGTTTTCATCAATAAACTCATAATAATTTGTAATCAAGATTTAAACTCCCCTTATTATAAAAAGTTTGTTTCGAGACTCTATCATATAAGCAAGGCGTAGAAGAGGCATCCAAGCAGGGTTGAAAGTCTCGTACAAGGGTCTGACCATCCCATATTTTCATCCAATAAATTCGTTTCTTACCAGTGTCACCTTTATCCGCACGAATACGGGTCGAAGAACTTGTACCAAAAATAAAAATATCACGACTGGATGTAAAGTTGTCTGGATCATGGGTACTTCTTGTAACTCCATTTATCGCACAGTTTTGTGGAGTCATATCTATTGTAAAATGACATTGAGAGTCGGAGGGTTCAGAAAAACGATTCCTTGCGCTACCACTTGTAAATTCCCATTTGCCATCTTTAAGTCTTAAAAGTCCAAAAGAATAGCGGACTATTGCATTTTCTCCTTGAAAGAAGATTACATATTCGTCCTCAATTGTTGAAACATCAACCCACCATTCACCCTCAACTCTCAGTTTATACGAACCTTTTATTCCTGTATCAAACCATTGTTTTTGAGAGCCTGATTCTAAATATTCGACCGCCATATAATTTTTAGGAAGTCCATAATCAATCTCACCAATCATAGCTTTACGTTTTTCTTCAAGACGATTCATACCCAAACGCCCCTTACTACTGCGTTATAGCCAAAATAATCTCTCCAAAAGACAATATTATAATACTTGCCCGCGACTGGTACAAACTGACCATTTTTTATATCAAAACCGCTCCAAATTATGCCTGTTGGATAGGTAATTGCCGTCGCCGTTGAACCAGACTTAAAAGAAAGAGAAGAACGATAAAAAGGAGTGCCTAATGAGAGTCCACCGGGGAAAGAAATTGTGAGAGAAGCCACTTCATCTCGTAGAAAATCAGTATTATTAGTCAGTTCAATAGTTGTATTATCTTCTTCATTTATAGTAACTTTTTCTTCAATATCTTTTTCATTATACCTAACAAAACTCGTAGATTTACTAAAGAGATCTAATACGTCTTTGTTTGAGTGCGTATGTGCCTTCTCATTAAGAGTATTAACATTTTGCGTAAGTGTCTCCTGATTCGATGTGAGTGTAGAAATACTCGCTGTGTTGTTCGTGACTTTCCCGTCCACCGAATTAATGGCGCTGCCAAGAGCCTCGATATCAGTCTCGGCTTGAGTTTTCGAACCAACCAACGCATCAAGTGCGCCTTGTGCATTTGTAACACCTTCCAAGTTTACATTTGTGTAACTTACCTCGGAGGCAGTTGTTGCGCCGCCTCCTTTTAAAGGAAAAGCTACACCGTTGTAAGTTACTGATTCAACAGTTTTGGTTGTGTCAAGACTCATCAAACACCACCTCCCGTTATTATTTCTATTGCTTCAGAATCAGTACATTCTATTATCTCATCGGTTTCAATATAAGTATAATTCGAAGTCGATAAATCAACTGCCTCAGAATAGAGTTCTTCTGTACCTACTTTTTTGATTATTTTACTCTCATCACTGTATGTGCGAATAAAACCATTTGAAAGAGTTTCTGTCTTAATCATGTGGTTCCCTCCAATTCTGAGATGGGTTTGATTTGGTTGGCAAAAGTTACCCAGTTAGTCGCGGTTTTATAAGAATCTACAAGATTGTCAGGAACATAGATATAACCTGTGCCTGCAGCGATTTTTGTATCGGAAAAACCATTAGCACTGGTAAGAGCGCATATAGTAGTTGACCGTAAAATCAATGTCTCCAAATTAGAAGCTCCTGCGAAATTTCCAATAATTTCCACCGAAGAAGTATCCAGCTTCTTTATTGAAGAACCATAGAATGTATTATAATAATTGAGACGTGTGACTAAAGGAAGTGTAAGAGATATTAGACTTTTAGTGTCACCAAAAGTGCTACCGCTCAAAGAAACACAAGATGGTAAACTAAGATGCTCTATTCCACTACTTTGAAATGCATAGACTCCAATATCTACTGCTTTAGGCAATGAAACTTCTTTCAGAGTAGAACAATCATGGAAAGCACTATCATCAACCTTAGTGACATTTGGTAATATAACCCCTGTTAGCTGGACACATCTTTGAAAAGCAGCCCTACCAATTGTTGTAACGCGGCTATTTGTATAAACCCCGCTAATCTCTCTCGTAATAAATGCGTCAAGATTATTTGAACTCGACTCGCCCGCATCTGTGATTACCAACTCAGAATTTCCATTCGCAAGTAAATTCTGAACTACATTATAGGCTCCTTTCTGTCCAATAAGCGCCAATATTGCTTCTACTAACTCGTTTATTGACATATTCTCAGTAGCCAAATCAGTATTGTTCTTTAAATAATCCGCAAGTGCCTTTTTAGCATTTGTTATTCTCGCTATTTGCTGACCTATCTTTGAATCTGCTGGCGCAATTGTAGCCATTATCCTTTAACCTCCTGAATTTTGACTTTATATGGCTGCAAGAGCCGTTTCAATGTCATCAGTAAGTGATATGGTACCGCCAGAAGTCTTGCCCGCAGGAATTGTATAAGAAGTAGTAGTCAAACCATCAATTGTCGCAGTGATAGTACCATTGTCAGCCATAGTACCAGTAATAACCGTACCTTCGGCATCTACTATCTTCTTACCTACAAGAACATCGGCGGCTGTTGCAGTAACCCCAGTAACATCCTGATAGTCAGCAGGGATGGCTGCAACCGTAACCTTATCAAGGACCTTACCCTTGGTAGGAGTAATTGTCTGCGCGGTCTTGGTAGGAGTAGCAGTCTTCTGTTCAAGAACAATAGCAACTGCACCTTCACCACTATGGTGACCTGCCGCGATTGTAAATGACTGGTTATCGGCAGTAGCATCAAGAGTCTTAGTAACAGTGCCATTATCTGTCATGGCACCATCAATAACAATACCGTCTGTGCCAACAATCTTCTTGCCAACAAGGACATCTCCTGCAACAGCAGTTACGCCAGTAACATCTTGATAAGCGGGAGGAATAGCAGCAACAGTTATTTTATCAATGACCTTGCCCTTAGTAGCAGAAATAACTTGCTCTGCCTTTGTGGGTGTAGCTGTTTTAGACTCAAGTACAACTGAAACAGTACCTTCACCACTATGATAGCCAACAGGTACAGTATAAGTCTGATTGCCAGTAGAAGCATCCAAAACTTTTGCTACTGCGCCATTGTCGGTCATTGTACCTTCAATAACAGCACCATCGGTACCTACGATATTCTTACCAGTAAGTACGTCCGCTGCTACTGCAGTAACACCGGTCACATCCTGATATGCAGTGGGTATCGCGGCAACAGTAACTTTGCTGAGAACCTTGCCCGCAGTAGGAGTAATATCCTGTGCTTTCTTTGTAGGAGTCGCTGCCTTTTCTTCGAGAGTTATCGAAACAGTGCCCTTACCATTGTGTATACCTGCTGGTACGGTGTAGGATTGATTATCTGCAGTCGCATCAAGTGTCTTTGTAACTGCACCGTTGTCTACAAGAGTACCTGCTGCAGTAGAACCATCCGCCTTAATAAAAACCTTGTTCGCGCGGACATCTCCTTCTACAACTGTAACAGCACTAACATCCTGATAGTTTTCGGGTATGGCTTCAACCGTTACGGAAGAAAGACCATAGTTACCTGCATCAGGAACTACTGACTGTTGTTCTTTAGTAGGAGTAATTTTCTTTGTTTGAAGGGTGTAGTTACCACCACCCGCAACACCTTTAACGGTACCACTACCATTGTGATAGCCTGCGGGTATTGTATATGTCTCACCTTCCTTGACATTTGCATCGACTGCGCCTTGATTCTTAATTGCCGCAGCCTTCGTTGCTAATTCATCAAGTTTATCTGTACTTGTAGCAATTCCCAGACCAACTTCCCAAGTTCTTATCTTATTTCTCGCTTCTTGTAGTCTTGTAATTTCAGTTTGTGTGCTCATTAATTATCCTCCTTAGATTGTTGCTAAAAGTGCATTGATATTTCCAACAGCCGTATAGACTGCTCCCGATGTTATCGGCTTAGTGTTGTCTTGCTCAGCAGCAGTCGCGGTATCGACGGACAGCTTGCCGTTTTCCACCTTTAAACCGTCGCCGATAGCATAACCTCCTGCGCCGTCTCCGCCTAAAGCCTTGCCGTCATAGGTCGGCTTGCCATCGGTTTCGGCAAACTTATCAAGCACCAGTTTGTTAGTGTGGGTATGCGAGTCGAGAACGAGCTTGTCGAGTGCTTCTCCGACTGTTGATATGTTCGGCAGCGCTGAGTTAGAGTAGTCAACAATATCTGCTGCTAAAGACGCTGAAAAAAACTTCCAAACATCAGCGCCAGTTTCATCATTCTTTTCGACAGTTGCCTCCACTAAAAACGAGCCCATGAATGCTCCGAAAGCATACGCTTCGCTATATTGCATCTGAACCAGGGGCATGATGAACTTGTCGAACGCAATCGCCTTGATATTTTGACCGCTTACAACTGCCGCGTCAATTTGCTCCATTGTTTTATCGCAAGAGGTTACTGTATAATTATCACCATTGACTTCAATTGTCATTTTGATGATAAAGTCGCTAGCTCCGCTTCCTTTCGAAATACGACCAGAGAGACTTACTCCATTAGAAATACGACCGGAAAGACTTGATCCATTGGGAAGATGACCTTTGACAGTTCCGGTCTGTTCGATATCTGAATTGCTCATTACCACGTTACCTCCTTAAGAATCTTGAAGGCCGTAGGAACGATAACCGTATAAACATCTCCGCCAGCAGTAGTGAGCTCAACATCATATACATACTTGCCATAAGGAAGATCACTTGTATCGCTAGGTCTTATATCAAACTGAGTAGATCCCTTTACTTCTTTCTTAACATATGGTGTTGGATCGTTAACGGTCCTTTTAATTGTAAACCTTAATGTGTCAGTGGCGGAAACTACATAGTCTTTACCTGTTGAATCGTTCTGTATACTTACAGACAGCCTAGCAGTGTCTCCTCGTGTCAGCTCAATGCTGCCGTCGTCATTAACGTATAACATTTTTACTCACTTCCTAACTTGTTTTAAATATAAAAGAATCACTTCAAGACCACATTTAAAAGAGTTCATAAGGAGTTATAAGAAGATTGTATGTACTTTTTAAGAAAGGAGAAAGCAAACAATTAAAGAAGAGGTGATTCTGAAAGATGAAGGTAGAATATAACGAGAACTCCTTAGCTTCTCTACCCTGCCACTGGCTTTCAGTTCCAGTGTGAACTCTTTTAAACATGGTCTTGAAAATATAAAAATTACCCCCGGAGAATTTTTGAGGAGGCCGGCGATGACGGGAGGGGGTGCTATTTTCGCGACCCCTCCCCTATGTCTTTACTATACCTTTATACTTCTTTTTACCTTCTTGTAGATGCCAATGAAGTCATACTTAATAATTTCATCGATTGCTCGCTCAATTTCGGCACTAACTTCTTGTTCAGTCATATCATCTGAAATTTTTGCAATTCTAGCCAAATAGGAACAAGAATTGTAACCTTTTTCAACATCAAACAGAAACCAAGAAGTGAAGTCTTCAAACGGATCAAAAGGATTGTCAACAGTTGTTAACATAAATTCGTTTTCCATTATTAATTCACTCCTTTCAAGTATTTAGAAACTGTTGATGCTGAAACACCAAGTTTCTTTGCTATTTCGCTAATTGTATAATTGGAAGCAGTCATCGCTTTAATCTTTGCTTGACTCAAAGTTGTTCTAGAACGAGGAGTCGCTCTTTCTCTAAGTTCGTCGACATCCGCATTATTAAGTATCTTTTTAAGTACGTTCTCGCTAACCGCTCCTGCCTGAATAGCTTCCCATTCTCTGTCGGTTATCTTTATAGAACGATCTTTTCTTGAAACGGAACCGACAGACTCTCTATATTTTGTGAGGGCCTGTTGTCTTATTTTCTTTTCCTCGTCCTTCTTCATATCAGGATTGGCCTTCTTTTTCTTAGCAACCTCTGCATTAGCCATCAGGTGTGCCTGCCTCTCACGTGGTGCATTCATCTCTGCAATATTAAGTTTATCCATAAGAGATGCTACCTCGGTACGATATGTATCCTTAGCCTTCTTATCATATGCAATCTTGCCGGTTATCATTGATTCCTTACGGGCCTTGTTAGCCAGGGCCTTCATCCGGTTAGCATAGTCTGCATAAGCCCTCTCCATAGGAGTATTAGCATCTGACACAAGAGAATATGCATCATCAGTTTCAGCCATTTTAGTGCTTTGCTGAGTACGATTTTTGACAACGGTTTTAACTTCCCCAGTCCGTTTATTAACTTTCTTGACCTCATAAGTTAAATCATCCGCCTTACTCCATATAAGAGCACCCTCAGGCCTAGTTGGGTCATACCATTCTTTGCCCTTCAGATTAACCTTGGGGCTTCCCTGCCTCTTATCTACTGACATCTGACCCTTACTTCTAGATATAAGAGTAGCAGCACCCCCATAGCGAACTCTACCATTAGCATCTACATATCTTTGATAATCTTTCTTAAGGGCTGTTATGTTATTGTCAATCTCACTCTGTTTGTAATCCAATTTATGCTTTTCAGCATCGATTACAACCATGCTATGACGAACAGCTCTCGCAAGTTCATTTGGAGTGGCTCCTATTAATGTCATATCAGTAATAAGATTCGAAATCTCGCCCATCTCTGTTTGAGTATTTCGCATTCTACGAAACTCATGCCCATTACGATAATAATGCTCGGTTCCATCCGCATCTACTTTTTTAGTATCGTATCCGTAAGAATCTTTTGGATCAAATCCCTCAAGCCCTTCGAGTTTTTCTGTTGAGGTGATCTTTACTTTGCCGCTCTTATCATGCGTTGGAATGCACATTACAGTATCACCATCAAAGTCAGCACCTGACAAACGATCTGCAATGTTCTTATTAATTCCAACTGCATCAATTGACGATGTGCCAATGATTTTCTTGGCTGCTTGATTCTTATTATTAACGGTAAGTATCGGTATCTCAAATGTTCCGCCATGAGGATATCGAACAAGAGCCAGTTTTGTTCCGGATTCATAACTAGGCGCATAAATTTCAGTATCTTTTAATGAATTAACCGGTATTATTACATGATATTTCTGTCCAGGTAATGCGGCTGCCTGAAGATGCACAGCAGCAGAGTCACACTCATCTGCAAATTTATTTAGCAAATGTTTTTTAACAGTTGGATTAGTTAATGAATTAATCTCATCGAACTCTGCTATCTTATCTGCAGCGGCAAGTTTAAGCTGCTTTTCTGCCATGGCTAATGACTGCTTGGAAAGAAACTGTGACGGAAGTTTGTCTTTCCATTCGGTCCAATCTCCTTCGTCAGCTCTCTTATTTATGAGTCCTAACTTCTTATCCTTTACATCTGTATCGCTTGCTGTCACGCGCTTTCCTGTTTTAGGATCATACCAATACTGTCCGCCTTGATTTGCATCTTTTATTAAAGAGCCAAACGGATTATCAGGATCATTTTTAATATCTTTAAGAACATCCAATTTAGCAACAGACTTACTTTTATTGGTATTAAATATGACATCAACACCATCAGGAAAGTCTTTAGGATCACCATAAATAGCCATGCCTTTTATGTACTTTTTACCATCAACCATTATACGAACCTGAGAATATCTTGATTCACCAAGAGACAAATCGGCAACTCCAGGACGAAGTTCAACAATGCCATCTTTATCTATTCCTCCATCTTCTTTGTACCGAATCATAAGACGTTTGGAATTCATACTTTCTGGATAATAGAACTTCTTTTCGTATGTTTTTCCTCCATCACGAGAAATATATTCCTTAAGCGAATGTATATTTCCGTAATCATAAACAGCACTTGAGACTTTCTGTCCTTTACTATTAATCTTATACGGAGTATCAGGAGGAGCAACAACTTTTATAGTTGTCATCTGGTTCGCATTGGTAACCTGCGGTACTCGACCACCAAGAACATGATAACCTTCTATTTCAAGAATAGCAAGAGCCTGATTAAGCTTTTCTTTAGAAATATTAAGCTCTCGTTCAACTCCAGTACCGACATCGATCATGCCTTTTTTATCAACCTGCTTTTTTATAAAATCGGCGGTCTCTTTCGCTTTTAACATTCTACTTTCAGATTTGCTATCTAACAATGAACGAACTGTTGACTCATTAATGCTTTCACCAAACTTTTCGCTCATTTTTCTAGCAATCTCTGTAGCACCAAGCCCGTCTTCTTTCATAGATTTAGCAGTAGCTACCTTAAGCATTCTTCGCTCATCTTTAGCAAGGCCTTTCTGAGTACGATATTGAGATGTAGTCAAACCGAACTCTTCCTTAATATTCTCGGGTGTTTCTTCCCATCCTTCTTTTCTGAGTATCTCAACACGAGCAAGAAAATCAGCATTACGCTGATAAGGATTTTCTCCTGATCCCCAAGGATATCGTCCGCTACGACGAGGCATGCCATAATGCTCTAATGATTCTTCATCATCTGAGCCGCATCCAAAATATGACATAATCTCTTCTGCAACAGGATTCATGATCAACTCTCCTCATAATCAATTTTTTCTAGCAATTTATTAAGATGAATAATCTTATCCATTATAGGAACAATATCTTCTGCTGTCGGGTTATGATATAGAATTTGATCATTCTGATAGATCCTTAGTTCCATGTCAATATCACTCGGCTTAACTTTATACTCCAAGCAAAAAAGAGCAGCATAAACTTCAAGCTGCTCCATATGGACTGGAGTTTTTCCAGTTTTTAAATCGTGAATTCTCAACATTCCATTTCTAAAGCATATAGAATCTGCGGTTCCGAAAAATCGATCAGAATAATATAAAACAACCTCTGTGCTCATCTTAAATCCAATTGCATCGTTAACATATGCATAAATTGTTTTCTTAGAACGAGGCTGCTTTATTCCTAAATCTATTGTGTCTTTAGCCCATTGATGAAATCTGGTTCCCATCTCTGCGGCTTTTCTGTTTGCATATACTTCGATTGCTTTTTCGTCGCTATACCTTAACCAACTAGACTGACTTGCACTAAATGGTGCATGAAGCCCTTCAAGATTTAAATGCTTGACAAAGTTCATCCAAAACCTCCTCCTTATTTTCGGGATAAATGAAACTAGAAAATGACATCTCATTCATCTTTTCAACATAATGATCTTGGTTCGGCCGTTTTCTTTCATCCGCGCTCTTTTTGCATTCTAATGAGGCCCACTTATCCTTGTATAGTACAAGCAAGTCTGGAATCCCCTGAATATAACTTGAGTCGTTCTTCATTACAATGCACCCCGGAAATGTCTCTTTCAACTCTTTTATTAATTTGGCCTGAAATTTATTTTCCAGCATAATAAGTAGGCCTCCTTTCTGTAAAAATGTGGTCCTAGCTTTCTTACTAACGCAATCTACAAGTTCATACCGGCTAGGACCAGTTAAAAATGTAAAAGAAAAAGTATGCTTAAAAATAGCATTTTTTATCTTCCTCTCATAAAAGTCCATGTTTTTTTCGCGAATTTTAAAACTGCCAAAAAATATGTAGTTTAAAATTCCGTAAGCTCAGATACATCACAACCTAATGCTCTTGCAAGTTTGTCTACTGCATAGGCGGTAGGTATTGTTTTTCTATGTATGTAGTTGCTGATGCTTTGATGTGATACTCCAGAAATCTCTGATAAATATAATTGATCAAATCCACGGTCAACCATTTTTTCAACTAATCTATGCGCAAACTCTCTTTTCCAACTTTCCTCGCTTCCATCATAAGGAAGCACCGTCCTAAAGCTTGTTAGCACATCATTGTACTCAATAACTGAACCGTCTTCCAATGTGACAAAAATAATGTTTGGCCCTTTTGCTTTGTAAGATACTGCTTGCTCAGCCATTGTAGGGTAATACATCTTAAACTTTTCGATTGTTAACCTATTGCTCATGTCTTACACCTCTCTAATTGAATAATTTCATCTCTGCCCACTTTTATCGAAAAATATGGGTTTTTAACCGGCTATTTATATTTGCTATTATATTAGCAAAACAAGATAGCTAATATAAATAGGGGTAATATCTGGGTTTTTGGCCAAAAAGTGGTCTTTTTCGTCCAATTTTAATAAAAATAAGAGGCTCAGTTTGTGCCAAGCCTCTTCTTTCATTACTTTTTTACTTTCTTTTTAGCAACGTCCAAACCAATTGCTTTATAAATTTTAAGTTTTCGCCCGCGATATTTAGTAGTGTCTGCAATAATCCAAGCACAATATCCGTCCACAAGGAACATGTTTTCATCAACAATTATTGGACTGAGATGGTTTTTATTATGAAGGAACTCTTTAACTTTGGCGTTAAACTTTTCAGCTTTTGGCGGTCTTTTCTTGAACGCATCAGTAATTTTAATTTCATCGAAATGCCTCTTAGCAATTCGTTTGCATTTATATGTTTTGAATTTCATTTAAATTCTCCTTTCCTTGGTCGTATTTAGACTGGCCGAAAAGAACTTTTTCCACACTAATATCTTTTCCTGAAAAATATACTTGATCGGCAATATCCTGATCATTAGCTGCATTCAAGCAAAGAACCGTTTGGCATTCTTCGCCATCACAAGAAAGTATACCTGCAGTACGAACGAAGCGGAATCCAAATATACGATTGCAATCATCTTCATTAATAACAGGTATAATTACCGGCATATTGTCAGGAAGATCTGATATGAGTCTCTTAAGCTCAGCAATTGTCATGTTTATCATATACGTCTTTCTCCTTTCAAAATATAAAAGAGTAAGAGCCCGAGTATTTAACTCAGACTCTCGTCTCTTATTTAACTACTTTAAATTTTCTGTTTTTGATCGAATTCTTTACGCTTTCAGCTTTTGCTGCTACCGCTTGTCTAACTTCTGGAATAGCTAATGTCGACACTGCCAATGTCATGGCGGGCGCCAAAATTTGTCCAATCCAAAGTCGAGCTTCACGACTAGCTTCAAGTTGCTTATAAGTCATAAATACCACTCCTTTCGTAATAGGAGTTGTTTAGTTCGCGTGTGAAAGGTCGTCCGTCATAATATGTAAAAAATTATGAGTCTCATCGACAAACCGAACTTTTGATGGGTCAACTCGCTCAATCCGGTCATCAAATTCAATAATGCCAAATATCCGTGAATATTGACCACCAGGATGAGAACCAACCGTCAAGCCGGGAGCAATTACATCAGAATACTGTTCCCAGCAGTGAAAGTATCCAAGTTCTTCGTCTACTTTGCATAATCGGCGCTCTGCCTTAAAAGTAATATCGCTCAGTGCAGCCATTATTTTTTCTCCTTTCAAAATATAAAAGAATAGGACACCATGTTTCAGATGCCCTAGTTCCTTTAAAAAACGATATCTGGAATTTCTCCTTTACAGTCGTCAAACCATATTAAGACCTCGTCCGTTTCTAAACTAATTCCGATATTGGAATCAATATAATCCTGATTACCAACAAGTTGCTGATGAATCGAATTACCGATTTCCTCTATCGTGTGCTTATCGATTTCCTTCGGTCTGATAATGATCTCACCTTTAAAGTTTTCCATAAATATCACTCCTTTCATTAAAGGAAGTGTTTAGTTCGCGATGTCATAGCACCTCTGTAAGGATTCGGAAATCTTTAAAAGTATTATTCTCAATAGTTACCTAAACAGGTTTATTTATTAGTTCCGAAACGTAATTAACCTTTGCAGCTTTGAGAATATTGTTGACGAATTCCATAGTTTGTGTGACGGCTATCATACGTTTTTCAGGTCCCAATTCCCAGTCAGGATTAATATTGACCGTATATCTTCCGCCGTCCCCGATCCAAGTTTTATCGCCAAGTTGAAAACCGAGCTGCAGACCTATAAGAAACGGATAATCCTTAATAGTTCCGAACTCAGCAAAATCAATTTTTCCTAATTGTTTTTCCGTCATTTACTTTCTCCTTTCTTATACTTGTCAGTACCGACATCAAACTTAGTCAGACAACTTTTACAAATATTTTCTTTGATATACATGTCTGCAAATTTCTTCCAAACTTCGGCTCTTCTATAGCCTTCTAACCAAATATAACGTTTGCATTCAAGGCATAAATGAGGAACGAACGCAAATCGATTACATGAAAGCATCATAACAATTCCTTTCTCATTATAAGAGTCCATTCCACTCGATCTACAAGGTTCCAGTATTCCATCCCATATAAGCAAGCACAATTACCGTTATCATGTCTCTCAGCTTCTTCGTCCGTATTAGAACAAGGCACTTCAATATCTTTTTCTGAAAGAAGTTCGTTAAATAAATCAACGATATCCATTGCTAGATTACGTTTTGTGTACATTTTGGTTATTCTCCTCCATTTTAATAAATATGCCATACTCGTCATTTACCATTCCTGCAAGAGTCTTTCCGTTCAAAAGAGCCATAATATCTTGCACTGAAAGCACGAACGTCTGATTGCCATAGCACGACGTATTTGCATTTACTTCGTCTTCGTTGTTGCAAACATTGAAATACTCGTCCATTATTTTAATCCTCCATTTCCAAAGAATTCCTCGAAATCGAACCATTTATCATCAATAATATTGCCAATTTTAGTTATTCCAGAGCCCCGACCATTATCCTCAAATCGAATATACTTTCCAGGAAGATCTTCCCAGCTGTTAACTCCGACTACGTCCAAAATCTTGGAAATGAATTCCATAGAAGACTCTGCTTTAAAGACTCGTGCAAAACCGCAAGAGAATTCGTCAGTATTAATATAAATTGTAAAAGTCCTGATTCCATGGTCTTCTTGCCCAAGCATAGCATAGAAAATTCTTGCGTTTTTAATCATAATCTTTATTCTCCTTTTCATCGATAAGTTTGATTTCAATATCATCAGGAACTACTTGAGCTTCTAAATAAGACGGAAGAAGAATCACCCCAGTCTCTTTCTGAGCCTTAAGGCAATCGAGGATATGTTTTAGCTGTTCACATGGAAGGTTCGTACGGCATTTGACTATTAAAATATCAGCCATTCTTTTTACCTTCGTCCATAAATTTAATGAATGAATCCATGCAATCTTGGCATAAGTCTATGTCAGAGTCTCTATACTCTACTGCTCCGTGTTTTCCGAGCCTCACTTTCTCAAGAGCGTTGCACTCTTTAGGCGGATTATTAATAGGATAGTGCTCATAAAATTTCCCACAACGATCACATTTCTTAGCAATAGCCATTATTTTTTTTCTCCTTTTTCTTTCAAATATCTATCGACAGCATCGTTCCAAGCTTGATTAAGATTGCTTTTCTTTGTAACAATACCGCCTTTAAATTCACAGTTCTTGCATTTTCTAAAATCGCCTCTAGGCTCCGACGTTGAATGCCATATCTCAGTGCGCTTTTTTCCACATATAGGACACGGTTTAATCGGCATGTGTTCTTTCTTTTTTACAAGATTATAACCAAGTTTTTCGGCAGCATCCTTAAGTTCCTCGAATGTCAGCTGAGTAGCATTACAGATTTGATGCGGTTCTTCTATATGCTTGCACATTGTTTTTCTCCTTTCGAAATAACAAAAAAAAGAATAGGAGACCTTGTTAGATCTCCCTTTCTTGTTTAAGTTTATTATAACATTTTACTACGATGTCTAAACGAGCATCAATTAGAGGAATCAATTCTTGTTCTAACTTCAAATCGTCAGGATATTGTTCGTCTAAACGAATCATATCTGCCAATTGAAGAATAGCATTTCTTGTTTCATCCTTTAATTTACAACGTTCAACAATAGTCATAAAATATCACTCCTTTCATAATAGGAGATGCTTATGTCGCGTGCTTTTTGCCTTTTACTTCATCAATGCAATGAAATTTGCAGCATACCATCTTAACAGAATCTGCGTCATGCTTATCTTCACGGCTTACCATACGATAAAGCTCTCCATTGAAAGAACATACCTCTCCGAGTTCGACACTGTCATGGTCGATGCAATAAGAAATATACTTTTCATAGAGATCGACTTTGGTTTTAAGTTCCGCTACTTGGAGGCCTAAATTAATGCATTCAATTCTATAGTCTTTCATTTGATCTAGTTCTTGAAGTTGCTTCATAATAGCGACAAACCGATCGTTAGCGAGTTTTTCGTCCTCTTTAGTGTACATTACTGTTTCTCCTTTCTTTATTTAACCTCTTTTTTTAAAAAGTTCTTCTAAAGTATTTGCAACCAACAGAGATCCCGCTAATAAAATCATAGCAAGTCACTCTCTTTAACGAGGTTCTTCCATCTGGTAACTCTTCAGCTACGGTTGCATATTCAACAGCTTTTACAATATTAAGGAAGTCCTGCTTATAAGCGCATACTTCCCGATGAACGCAATGAGTACATAATGTTTCTTTTACTCCTTCAGGCATCTGTTTTTTCCTCCTTTAAAAATATAAAAGAGTAAGAGGCTTAGTTTTTGCCAAGCCTCTTAAACTCTAATCAAGAAATTTCTCTGTCTGAATAATAGTCGCGATATGAGACCCTTCTTTTTGTTCTATTATCTCGCCTAGTGTCCTTAAGGGCGTCTATGGTCATAAACCACATACTTGCCCCTCCGACCATCAGTCCGAATAAGAACATAAATACGCCTCTGATAATACGCTCTACTCTCTTCATAAATATCAAACTCCTTTCATAAAGGAGCATGTTTATTTCGCGCCATCAGTTTTTCCAGTAATCAACTCCGAATACGGAAGACTTTCGATCCAGTCGCAGAATGTATGCCATTCATCGAGTTTATGATTCCGACGGGACTTATAAATATTCGCCAGAACCTCATAATTAAGCATAACTGTTCGACGCTGATTATAAGAGCTCGGAAGGAGCTGAATCATCTGCCACCAATATTTTTTGTCTTTGGTCTCAATATACCATTTTCGACATTCATTTAATAAATATATGGTTCCTGTAAGCCATCCGTTTGGCGAATATGTAATTCTTTTGTCATGATACGGACTTATGTCAATTATAGGAATGGTTCGCTCGTCACCCTCAGACAACGGACTAAGAAGATGCTCACAACTAAAATCTTCCAGCGTAAATTCTTTCGAATGAATCTTGTGCATGGTAGAACATGAATTAGCAACCGTACCTACCTTATATGTATCGAATTCCTTCCACCAATACAGCGGAGCCGTAATATCAACGTACACGGTAATCATCCGCATGAACTTGCGATGGTCTGTGCCGGCGTTGCGGAGCCGAGTCATGAGATCAAGGTCATCATGGCCAATTTGCTGTGTGGGGCATTCATCGAATCGAAGATTACAATGAGTACAATCACCACAATCGTCAAGTGAATTAAAACGACTATCACTCTTCTCCCAAGAGTTCATCGGATTCCGCATTCCTCTGATAGCTGCTTCCCAACCGACTACTTCAGCATTTTCAATTTTGAGCATTTTGTTTTCTCCTTTTTTAATGTACTTAGGGTTTGCACTGCTTCCATAGAATTTTACGAACATACGTCCAAAGCATCCTCTGTTTTTGTCATAACTTCGACCTGTATACCAGACTGAATTATACTGAGAAGCTCTTTATTTACGTTCGTAAGTTCTTCAATTCTATCAAACGATTCAAGAAGACGCTTTTCAAGCCTTGAATTCTCTTCTATAAGTCGACTATTAAGGTCAATAGTATTACGCCAATGTTCGAGGCATTCGTCACGATGTTTAATAGCCGATGTGAAATAATTCATCATATCGTTAGAAATAATCTTCATTTTGCTTTCTCCTTTTTAACTTCGTTTTTAAATCTTTCATAGGTTTTTGCGCATATTGGACAGAGATCTTCTTTACCAAGTTTTGTCCATCCATCGGGAGCATCTTTCCAAACATCGTTCATAAAGAAATGTGTCTCTTCGAGAGCAACTGCACCGCAATGGTCACAAATATAAACGCGCTTACGTTTGAGCATTGCTCAGCTTCTCCTTTCAAAAAATATGCAAATTTAGCGATACAAAGCTTCAAAAGATGGGCTATGCACAAACCCAATAAGAACAAGGAGCTGGTAAAGCCTGCTGTTGCCGTTTAGCTTTTGCCACTTTTTCCATTTTTTATAATCTTCAAATGTTATGTTATTCATTTTGCTTTCTCCTTATTAATAATTTTTACTTTATAGCCAAGCTCTTTTTCAATCTCATCGAGAGTCATTTCTCTAGAAGCATACTCTGTGATGATGTCGAAGCAGCAAGCAGGAGTTTTAAGACCTCGCTCAATTGCCAAATTACAAACAGACTCATATAAAAGCATTGAATCATAGCAATTTATATAAAAACGATTGTGCAAGCTCGCATCGCAAAATGGCTCAAGATTATTAATGAGCGGAGTATATTTCTGAGTAAATGGCACGCTGGCCTTTGGGATTACAACCGTATGCTTTCCCTTCTTATCCTCATACTTATAGACCAGTTTAAAATACCAGCAATCGTCTTCCTTAAAAGGGGTAATGCTGGTGAGTCCGATGTCGTTTTTTATACCCATTAAATATCATTCATTCCTTCCTTATAACTTTAATGATTACTATGCAGCTGATCGAGTATTTCTCGACAATGTTTTACTAGTTCCTTAAGACGATTATGTATTTGCATTTCATATTTAATAAGTTTCTTCTCACGAATAAGTCCGATTATTAGCAAAATAACCATCAGCCATTCAAGAGTCGTTATTACAATAAATTCAGTGCTCATGTCCATTTTATTAAGCCTCCGCAAAGAATTTGTGACCACCGACAGTAAGTACATATGTCTGCGACTCATGCCAAGCACTGTAAACGAGAGCCGGCGCATAAAAATAAAGAATTTTAGCGTCCGTAATTACTTCGCCTCTATCGAATACAGCACGAATCGCTTCTTTGACACTTTCGTTCGGAGCCGGTCTATGTTTCGTGTAGCGATACATTATAGCGATCTCGCTTGGCTGTTTACCCTCTTTTTCGCAAGCATCCAAAATACACTGAGCAACGCCCATTTGTCCTTCATAAGACTCGGCGCCAGATTCCGCCATTACAAGTGACTCAAGTTCTGCACGTTCGTAGTCGGACAAATAAAACCTCGGCCCGCTCTCTACAACCTCTTCAGAAATATCGGCTGTCTCCTCAATTTCTTCTTCGGGTTCATCTATAACATCTTCTTCAAATATAGCAGAAGGCTCTGGATCATCGATAGGAATATCTACTCTTGTTACGTAGGGAATTCCAACCCCTTGCGTAGCCTCCATCGCCTTTGCATTTACAACATTAAATTGAAGCGCACATAAGCAAAATATAGCCATACAAAGGATTACTGAAAGAGTGTCCTTAATTATTTCTTGGTCTCTAAGCTTTAATTTTTTCATAGTTTTATATCTCCTTAAAATAATTCTTCATTTTCGTAGACGTACATAAGCTCTCTTGAAGTGTGCTCTCTTGTTACAGAGATTCTTGAAAGACTATAGTCCGAATTGTCAATGGGAAAATCAACATTAATTGACAAGCCAGTAATCAAATCATCATCTCCGACAATGTTATCCGCATTATTGATCAGATGCTGACCAGCAGCTTTTACAAGTTCAACGAGACGTTTATGCGCTTTTGATTCGGTTTTCGACATATGCTTCGCAGACTCTTCCTGAATATGTTTAGCTTCGTATTCGCATGTCGGGCAAACCATAGTACCCTCAGGAACAACTGCTCCACAAGATATACATCTGTCTTCCATTTACTTTTCCTCCTCATCTATCTTGTTCATTTCTTCTCCCATCTCTTTTAGCATATCGAGAGCGGCCTCAAGAGATATTCCGTGTTCTATTAATACCTTCAGACATACTTTTATTTTTTTAAGATTCAGATCGTCTTCTGGACAAAATGATGAAAGCATGTCACTATAAAGTTTGAATTTTAGCATCTCCGTAAGCATGCCTTTATCCACATCTATGCGAAGTATGTTATCATTTTCTTCCATTTACTTTTCCTCCTCAGCTATTATTTCTAAGATATCTAATTATAATCCAGATAAGCCAAAGACCACCTGTTACGAAAGTCAATATAACGTCAAGAATAAGGCCTGCTGTACTGCGCTTTTTACTCATGATTTAGCTCCTTCTTTCTCTTTATATTTAACAGGCTTATGCGAATATAGATTACTTGAGTAACTCAGGCAATCATCGCAAGGACTATCAAGCGAATTTTCGTCTGTATCAAAATATTCGCAAGTCTTGCAATACATACCAAAATATACTTCTTTCATTCCATCTTCATTCATGCTTAGTTTCCTCCTTATTTTCACGCAAAACAGATTTAACAGCACTTACTGTTAGGATTATAACTGCCATAACGGCTACGACGGATATAATTCCTACACCAAGAAGAATGATAATTCCAACTAGTGTTAGAAGATCAAAAAACATTTTAGTAAACATTAAATATCAGTTTCCTTTCATAGAAATTTTCTTAGAAATGTAGTATTGAGCAAGATCTCCGTGATATACATAATGCCTCATTATGAGTTCTTCACGTCGGTTGCTAACCGGAATAACAATTGAATGATAATGCTTTCCTTTAAAGCCAAAATCATTGAACTTAAATCCCATTCGTAAACGGCCATTCATAGGTGTTCCGTATTCAACCAGAAACCATTGATGATCGTTATAAACTTTTGTTATTGTTCCAATAATGTATTCAGGTGCTGAGCATGGTATGTAGCACATGCCGTATTGTAACGGATCGAATATAACTTTTTGTCCAACTTTAATTGTTTTTCGCTTCCTCATCGACAAAATCTCCTTTAAATATAAAGTCGTTTCTTCGTCCGTTCGGCAATGTTCCATGCATCTTAACCTCTTTGCCATTCTTAAGGTCAAGAATTTCTTCCTTTGTGAAATATACAATTGTTTGCATAGTTTGCTTCCTCCTTAAAATATAAAAGTAAAAGACCCAATGTTTCCATTGAGCCTTAAACTTCTTATGTAATTAGATGATCTTAAGTCCTTCTCGTTCTATCAAATCTTTGAACTCGAACCATCCGGCCATAGAATTCTTCTTGAATGCCTCAGTGCAATCTTTCCTGAGTCCCCATCTATTATCCATTGCATATATCTCCTTGATGCTAGGGTATTCATCCCTCATCATCTCAGCAAAGTTTTTGACAATGGCTATAGATATAAACTCCTGATCGATTACTCGATACCTCAATACTCTATAGTCGTCTTCCGGTCCACCGATTCCATAAATAACGATTTGCATTTTTAATCGTCTCCTTTCATAAAGGAGAATGTTTTTTACGCGAAGAAAAAGAATAGGAGACCTTGTTTCAGATCTCCATCCTTCCAGTTAATTCCGTTTACGTTTTTCTTTAGCAACCTCAATTATACCTACCATAACTAAGATTGGTCCAGTCACTATACAGAATATAAATAAACCAATTTTGTCGAACATTGATTCAACTGATCCAATTATATCTTTTCTAGTGCTAATTACCAAAGCCATGCTTATAGCTAAGTATATGACGATTGCGATTAATATAAATTTTGACATAAACTATCGTCTCCTTTCATAAAGGAGAATGTTTTTAACGCGTGCTTATTCATACTCTTCGTATAATATGGCTATTGAATGGTCACCATATCGAGCCTGCTGATATCTAAACTCTCTGATTAAAATATCTGAGTGTTCTTCGAGCCAATTGTTGAATAGTTCATCAGCCCTAGTGCTATCAGCGTTACCGAAAAATATTTTAGACCTAGTTCGAATGCTTACTTTAAACATTACCATTTGACCCACCTTGACTCATTGAATTTTTTCTTTTGACTTAAAGCCTTGCCGATCGCCAGATCGATTCCGCTTCGAGATTTAATATGGTAATAATATAAATCCCGGTACGGAGTATTGAGACGATCAATACGTCCTGATGCTTGGGCCATGACTTTGTAAGAATAATTTTGGGAGTAGAATACAATGGTGTCTGTCTTGATGCAATTCCACCCTTCGCATCCGGCGGTATACTGCACAAGGTATATCCATCGTTTAGTTTTTGGTATAGGATTGTGAGCATGGCCATTCCACTCCGCAACACATACGTCTTCTCCATAGTAGATTCCTTTCAAAATGTCAAGTTCATAATCGAAGTTGTAAAATATGATCATTTTAGGATGCTTCTCAGCTAATTCCATAACAGCTATTTGCCTGGAATCAGCCGAGTTAACAATCCTTCTAAGAACATAACAAAGCCCGGACGCTTGCTGTATAGGTTCATTCTTAAATGGATCCCAGCGAGTCTTTACAGCTTCTTTATACTTTGAAATATCATAGCTGACATAAATATCTTCATGATGAGGAATAGTCTGTCTAGAGAAGTCCATGTCGACAAGAATCTGATTCCTTAATCGAATGAGACGACCAGTATTAATATAGCGATCGATCTTCGGATACTTTGAATAAGGAGAATATACGACATGCTCGTGCTCGAATTCTCTTTTTGTTTTGTAGAATCCGTTAGCTTTAAATACAGGAAAATATTGCTCCCAAGTATCTCCTGGTGTTGCTGATAGGATTATCCAGTTGTTCTTTCTAGCAATATCCCAGAATGCTTTTACCCACTTACCTTTACCGGTCAATCGATCCTCGTCAAATATAAAGAATGCATCAAACACGCCTTTATACTTTTGAATATTATTCCAGCTGTCAATTACGATATTGTTTCTGTAAAAACTAACCTCGGGATTTTTTGAGATTAGGAAATTGGCTAATTCTCCCTCCCATTCAAGTGAGTCACGCTTCATGGCAGTTGTGATAATATAGAGATCTTTTGGATTCTTCATAGGGATGTAGTCCGGATCGATACTACCACCTTGCTCTTTAAAGTAATAATATAATCCGGTCCTACTTTTACCGCTACCAACTCCGCCATTTAAAATGCAGCCATTGCGCATCTTTTCAACTGCATCCCTTTGATAATCACGAAGAAAGTCTTCCATAATTAGTCATCCCATGGACCGAATACTGATTTAGCCGTTTTAGCAAGCCTTTCGAATTTTTTAGCTATGTCAGTCATAGTTATCTGGCCATCGATTGCGATTTCAATTTCATGAGTTTCTTCTGGAATCCACTTCTTAAAAACATCATTATAAAACCCGCCACCAAAATGCTTCTTGCAAATAGCCATAGCGAGTCCCTTCTCGGGATCAAATTCATCTCTTTCATCGCATTTAACTACAGTCTTTGTTCCATCAGACCAAAGAACTATTGTTGCAGGATTGTTAAATATGACCTTAGTTATAGAATTCATTGCTAACTGTTTACGAGAAATAGGACCAGAATCTGAAGTTGAAATAGTATATGCTCCCTTATTATACCTATTATTATAAGAAAGATAATCTGTCCATAGCATTGTTTGCTTCCTCCTTAAAATTATTTAAAATTTTTATAATCGTCCTTAATTGAATTATAAAAAGGTACGAATGTAGGTTTGATCATTAATATAGTTCCGTCCGTAGCCACCGTAGCCTCAATGAACCAGCCACCGATATGTACTGATATACCCTTGCCTCTGGTGAATGGAGTCTGAGACTGGAAGCACCCCGTCTGAAAGACATGAACATTCCTATAGAATAAATATTCAGCCTTATGATAGTGACCCACTGCCAAAATATTCGGCTTTGAATCACTTTCCATTGCCTCAACCATCTTTTGAACTTTATAGCTCAAAGCATAAGCTGTTCCGTCCCAAGTTCAAGTATGCAATGCGGAGTCAACTCCACAAGAGCGCAGTCTCTTCCAAGATAATCCAGGTCAGATCTAAGGCTTGCTATAGCTTGACCAATATCATAACCCACATGCTTATATATACTTGCATCATGGTTGCCTGTAATAAAATGAGTCGTAATTCCATCGCGTTTCGGATAATTCTTTACAACATCGTCTCTCATTTCATCAGCAGATATCTCATACAGTTCATACTCATGACCGAGTCTCATCTTAAGACCGTCCGTAATGTCACCTGTATGATAAATATCCTTTATTCCAAGCGATTTAGCATAGTCGTAATATACATTAAGCCATGTGAGCTGTGTATACTTGCTTCCGATCTGAGTATCGCCCATAAGACCGAACTTTATAGTCTGAGTTCCGCCCCAATTGCTCAAATGATAACTTGGCTCTTGATTCTGAATGACAGCTCTTTTTTCTTCATGCTTAGACTCTGCATCTGAATGTTTTTTCATGTACTTTTGAACTTTGTTGTACATGTTAGTAAGACCCAATTCGGATTCTATCTTCCTAGTTGCATCGCAAGGTCTAAGCCCTTGTGCAGCTTATTCCAACGCTGCTTCCTGCCAGGTTTTCAAGCGTATACACCTCCAGTTTTTAATCAATATCGGCTATTGATTCAATAAAGCAGTTATAATAAATATATCTTTTTCCATTCAAATCGAACTTGACATATCCGCCGTCATTCATTTCTAAATCGATTTTTCCACTATACGTGGCGAGCAGCTCGCCGTCTGCCGTGTAAACATTTATTGTACGATCAAGCCCGTTTCCCCAATCGGACTTCAGATCAACCAGTGCTCGTTTACCGCTTGCAGTACAACCGGAAAAGCAGGCGACTATAACTATAGCTGTCAAAATAACCGCAATAATTCTTTTAAACATATAAATATACCTCTTTTCAAAAATATAAAAGAGAAACAGCATGGTAGTAAAGTCCATTACTGCTTCTCTTTATTGTAACACATAAAAATGCCTAGTATTAGAACGGGCAGTCTTCAGCCGGGCACTCTTCCTCTGCAAATCTTGCAGCAAAACGATCAACATTCTGCGTAACACTTATCGACTGCAAATATGCAGTTCGTCCTGTTTTACCATTGACATCCCAGTCATAAGGACGTATGTCAAGATCAACTGACATGATATCAACGTCATCCAAGCAAGATACACTCTCCTCGTCAAGTTTATTAACTCTTGAACCGGTCTTAAGATATACGTTCGGACCACGATCATTAAACTTAATCTTGACCGGAAGGAACATAAACGGATCCTCATCTTCGCCACGAGACTTGATCTTTACATTCCAGCCATCTTCAATCAATCGTGCTGCAAGAGTTTTCCGATGATCATCAATTTCCTGGTCAGGAATAACCACTGCAAAGTTACGGTCACCCTCTCGGTTAAACTTTGAGGGTGTTCCAGAAAAGTTACGATAAATAATTATGGCATCATCAATCTGAAGAATGCCTCTCGGTGCAAAAGTAATGTTCATAGTTTTAATCTCCTTTTAAATATAATTTTTATCTTTTCTTGAAAGAATCATCATCTTCGTTGAGCGGAACCAAATCAGAAATATCATAGCCCGCTCCACATGTTAACTTTGGTGTCCCATCACTCTGAAGAGTCATGTCCTGATCTCTGAAATTCGGGCATCCTATACAGGATTCTGCACCGCATGCTCTAATCCAAGGCGGCTCTTCTATATTGGGAAGTGGATCATTTGAAACAAACCATTCAAAGTCTCCATAATTAGATATGGTATCGACAGCAGCATCAACAAGTTTACTATAATAAGTTTTGTCAATGCTGTTCTGTTTACCAAGAGTTTTAACCATCTCAGACTCAAGCCAACGATATCCCTTGGCTCCAGTTGCAGAAGAATACTTGACATTTCCGTCCTTGTCTTTGCCTTCTCGAAGAAGCTCACCTCCGCCGCATCCAGGTTTAATAGGGCAGAACTGACCGACTTTACCTATGAACTGATAATTATGTTCACCGTCGGGAAGGTTTTCGTTCATGTCCAAATATAAAGCGGACTTAACTTCTTTAGTTTCGCATGTATCCTCAAATGCAATAGGCTCTTTACTAAAGAGTGTCTTGAACACATAAGGGATCTGGAACTGAGTTCCTGTAGCTGTCCACTCGCCAGCATGCTTTCCGTCTTTATACTTAGCAATATAAACTGCGTCATTGACAAGACACATCCTGTCGTACGTAGCCTCATGCTCGAAAGTATAGCCGTACTTGTTAGCGAATTTCATACAGAAGTCTATGATCTCCGGAGTGGCGTTCGGAATCTTAATGCTATCTGTCTTGATATGCGCTACAGTAAACCCGCGCTTTGACACCTCATCCTGAAGAGTTCGCATAAACAATGCTCCACGAAGAGCTACAATGTTGTTTTTGTTACGAATATCACGGAATGGATTATCGAAATTAGCAGCTGTAAGGCCGTAGACAGAGTTAATTGCTATCTTCAGTGCCTGAGCAAGATCTTTAGCCGTAGACTCGTCATCCAAATATGGAGCAAGCTTTCCATCAAGCATCTCTCTAGCATCTGCAAAATCGCCATGCTTAATGAATATACGAGCGTCAAGAATATCCTTGAAGTTCTTGGTATACTTACCGAAGCAGTCCATAGCAATTATTGAATGGGGGTGCAGACTCATAATATCAAGCAACGCAAGATCTACATACATTCCCGGCTCAGCATACACATAGCCTCCAAAACCAAGATCTGTTCCGCGATATAGATTACGCATCGCATGATCGTTAAGTCTTTCCTCATATATCTTTTTATCATTAGGAATATATTCGGGATACTGATTATAGTAATCCTTCCATGTTCCGAAAAAATATCCAGGAAATACTTCAGAGAGATCTGTATAGATCAGATTAGGTTTTTTCTCTTTGCCAAATATGATTCGAGTTGTAAGGCTGTTTGTTGTGTCGTTTACTGTCATGCCTGCCAGATTTGCTAGAATCTCACGAGCTGTAAAATCACCTTTAAGATGATTGAACACGGCTTCAGTTGCAATAACATCATTATCACAATACTCGGCTACCTTCGTCCACATCTCTTCAGGCACAGGCTGATCCCACGGAAGACCGAGTTCTTGATGATGAATACCAAGTTCAATCTCCCACTTTTTCAGTGACTGCTTCTTAGCTGCAAAGTCGTAAACGTCCGTATACGACACGTTATAAGCCTCTCCAAAGAATACATTTCTGCTTCCAGTAACAATCTTCTGTGAGAGATTATACAGCTGCTCATTCGTATAGCCCATCAGTCTAGCATACAGAATATGATTATCATAACGTCTGCAGTTGAAACCTACAAGCTTGAAGCGCATAAGATCTTCAATCTCCGTGGGAGTTGGATTAATCATTCTTACAACAGGATTTCCTTCACCTGCTGCTTTCCAATTAACCAAAAACAGATTAGGAAAAACCTCGACGTCATAGAATATAAGATTTGCATCACCGCTATCGGCTGGCGCAGAAGGCTCTTCAGACTTAAACTTCATCTTGTTAACAAGCTTGATACAGTAGTCAGCCTTGTTGGTACTGCTGGCACCAAATGCAAGTACTGCATTCTTGAGGTCCGAGACATCATACTTCATCCCACTAGAATATGCATCTTCGAGAGTCTTGTAAATAAAGTCTATGCTCGGCTTAGTTGCCGCATGATACTCCTTATTAAGATTCCGCTTTATGATAGTCCTCAGTGCCTTTTCACTTTTCACCCCTTCAAAATTTATCACTTTGCTTTCTCCTTTCAGCGGTAGTCCAGAGCTGATAGTTGCAATTGGGAGATCATTACATTTCGTAAGTTTTCTTCGAAGAGAACTCTTACCAGTGAACACCTTAATCTCAATGTTATCATCATATATGCGACTAAGTCTTGTAGGATCACCGGTATAAATATAATGAAGATGAATACCTGCTCCACTTTTACTAAGTTCTGCGTACGTAGCCGGCCATTTACTAGCTTCTTCCACATTTCTTTCAAACGATTTATTACCGTTTTCATCTTTAATGTCAAAGTCAATGACAATATGATTCTCCGGAATTCTTACATAGTGGAGTTTACGAGTATTCAGATCTCTTAGCTTGGAAGTTACTTCATCCCATTGCTTAGTAGGAGTTTCTTTAGATGTAGCATACTGAGCAAAGCAGTCAGCGCACATTTTATCAAATATAGATTCTGCAGCATCGAATTTAATTAAGTGCGTTTTAGACTCTTCTTTTTTCTCTTCTGACTCACCATGCTATAGTAACTACGAAGTCTAGAACCGTCATCATCCGTGAAACGTTCTTTGAAATCCCAAAAATAGTTTTTCAGCTCTTCTTTAAAGTTTCTCTGAGAATACGGATAAGGCACTTTTGCCTCTTCACAATACGTCTTATACATCTCCCAGGCAGCCTTTAAAGTTGTACCGTCTTCTTTCTTGAATACATGATATGAATCAATAATAAAGTTGTAGAAGTCATTTGATGCCCCGAGCATTGCGATTGGAATATAGTCGTCATAATATCCGGGGTCACTCAAATATACTTCTTGGCAATGATATGCTATAGCGCCAAGTTCAAATGCAACTTGTTTAGTGGTAGCCTTATACTCCTTCGCGCTAAGCTTATTACCAGTAGGAGATACGTCAATAAGTCTACGAATAAGACCTGATTTGCCGTCTGTAATCTTTACCGGTTTGTTCGTTCCCATAAATAAGAAACATTTAAATCGACTAGAATATGTTGACTTAAATTTCTCATTTACAGTCATAAGCTCGTGCGAAACAAGGCTGTTAAGGCGTGTATTGTCTTCAATCTTAGACAAATCACCATCATGCTGAATTGCTACAAGTGGATTTGTCTTAAAAGCTTCAAGGGCAAACGAGTTATTTGCTGAGCCGAGTGCTTTAGCATCAAACACTGAATAATATCCCTCGAACAGCTGCTGAATGATATTTAAGATTGTAGATTTACCAGTTCCTGCTGCGCCATACAATACCATGAATTTTTGTATCTTTTTAGAATCTCCGGATACAATTGAGCCGATCGCCCACTCTATCTTATGCCTCTCTTCTTCGGAATATAGAGTAGACATCAGTTTGTTGTATGCTGAAATATCGCCTTTTTCTAATGGGTAACTGAGTTTTTTGCTGGCATAGTCTTTCTTGTTAGTTTCGGCATTTGAAAATATCAATTTCTCGTCTAACATGTGAAAATTGTCTCGCATCTGCTTCTGACAATACTTATGCCATTTATCAATCATTCCTGAATCTGCGTCCCACATATATAGAACCTTTGTATCAGACTCTAAATTTTTGCGATGTTCTTCGGCATACTTTTTCAACTCTACATCGATCATTCTCAATGCATCCTGCTCTTCCGTAGACCACAAACCACGTTCTTCGTCCCATACTGCATAGAAATCACTACCACGAATCATTAGATCCGAGCTTTTCTTCATTAAGAATGTAGGATAGATTTCAACAATACCGCGCTTTGTGTTATGGGTCGAGATTGTCATGAAATCAAGCATTTCATTATTTAATCTCCTTTCTTAGACTCTTCTTCAGCTTTTATTTATACGATTTCATCTAAATACCAGCAAAGCTGATACCAAATTTCAACCGTCCGTAGATCACGGTCACAGTCCTTAATTGTAAATAATCCACCTTTGCCATCGGGTTCATACTCACGATTAAGCAACCTTGTGACCGCTGCTTCTACATACTGCCTGTTAAATACATCGTCCGTCATAGAGCTGAGACCCATATTTACTATCATCCCCCAGAACCATTGCTTAGTTCTGTCTCCATATGCAGGATTGTCCATGATGCTTTCCTCACAACGTATCGCCAATGCAATCATCATTTCCAAAACGCTACACGGACCATCCAAATATGATTCTTCATCTCCGTGATGCCGAAGAGCGAAACGATATCTCAAATTCAATCCATCCTCAGCTCTATTTCTATCTCTTCGTAAAATATAGGCGAACTCTGTATTGTGTAAGCATGACAAAAGCTTTCTATAAGAAATTTGCTTTGAATACCTATCCTTACAAACTAAGTCATACAACCATTCAAAATATTCGTTTTGAATTTTATCTGCGATCGTCATTAATCATCCACCTGATCCTGAGGCGCAATATCTCTATAGTTTGCGGGATCAAGCAGAATCTCATAATCAACTTTCAAAGCATCATTTCTAACGAATACAGAGTCATCCTCGTATTCACCAAAATGGTTAAGCGAATCATCTCCAATAAGATCGTCGATATCATCTACGATTTCATTATACTCGTCAGTGAGGACTTTGTCGTTGTAATATGTGAGACTTATCGTCTCGTAATCCGGATAATCACCGAACTCATCTGGAGAAATTATATAAGGTCTATCAGTCATCACGTCTCCCCCTTTCTCATCAACATTATTTGAGTAACTAGTATAGTTGTGTTTGACTATAACGTCCTCATATTTCTTTACTTCTTCGGGCTGAATTTCAGGAGTTTCAACCTTCTCAGGTTCGGCAGGATGAAGTTTTGCTTTCGCGGCTTCAAGATCTGCCTGCTTAGCCTCAAGGTCATCTTTTCGCATCTTTGCATATGTTTCCTTAACAGAATCAATCTCCTCCTGAGAGATCTGCTTATACTTTTTTTCTACGAACTTCCATGTAACGAGTGAACCTGCTGCGGCACCCATTACAAATGCCAGAAAAGATAACAGTTTACTGTTCATTCTTAGTCCTCCATTTTAAATGTTATTTCTTTTTACTGATGTTCTTGCAATCGTGGATCAGTTATTCCTGCTGGGAAAAATATAGATTTTCCGATTTTAACCCCTTTTATCCAGCCGAGTGAATACCACCATTTGATGGTCTCCACCCCGACTGAAAATTTAGACGCCAGCTCTTCTTCACTTGCAAATCCGATAAAACGGTTGTTCTGAAAAATAACTTCATCTTCGAGGTCATTCTGCAAAATATAAACGATTAACTCTTTACCAGTCATTGTTTGTCTCCCTTTCAGATGAGATCAAGAATATTACCGTCGACATTAAAGTCAAGAAGTATGCTCTTTTCACGACCATTTACAAAGTCGCGCGCTCTTTCATTATACAAATCATAGATTCCGAAGTCTACAAAATTATCGTAAATATCGGGATGTGCTTCATCATAAATCCATCCAACGATCTGACCAGCCTTTGTTTTTGGAATGCCAAGCATATCATATACGTCATTGAGGAACAAATATCCCTGTTTCTGCAGCTTTTCATTGGCGTAGTTCTGCTGATGCTTAATGAACATAAGATTATACTCAGCATCTCTCTTCCAACCAGAACAAAGCTCATCAAAGAATCGCGCATAATCGCTATACTCGTTTACATCAGCGACTTCAATCGTTTTCTTTGTAGTCTTTTCTTTGCCTTTTGCATCTTTGGTGGTCTCTTCAATTTCTTTGGCTTTGATATTGTATTTGAACTCTCGATCCATATCTTTTCCAAAACGCTCGATAACACGGCTTCTGTATTCCTTGAATCCTTTATCAACAGTAGCATAAGCAGCAGCGAGAGCAACATTTCTCTTACGGAGAATATTGTTAGATGCGAGCATGCTAGTTATTGACAGAGCGCCAAGCACTATAGCGGGACCATAAAGTTTTATAAACTTAACAGCTGTCTGAGTATATATAATAGTTGTGTCTTTCTTCAGATCCTGCGAAGTATAATTCTTAACGTCCTCTTTTGCAGAAATAATATCGATCTTGCGAATATCCTCATTCGAGAACTCGTCCGTAGCCTCTTTGAGACCTGCTGCAGTAGCTACAAGATGAAGATTATGCGTGTTCTCTTTAGCCTCTTCGAGAATATCATTTACCTTGGTTGTTGCCTTACATGCCATGATGGCGCTTGTCACAACACCTACAACGCCAGCTATTATAAGAGCTTCGGGCGCATACTTCTTACAAGTAAAGCCTGCCTTACTAAACGCTCTTGTCATGTTTTTTGTGATTTCGAACTTTTTCATATTTAGTCGTTCTCCTTTTCTACATGATTAATAAGATGATTTAAATACCACATGGCCTTCTTCAAATCTTGAAGGCCGTTCTTCTGTTTCCAACGGCAAATATACTTAATAATATTGCCAGTGTCAGTTGCTTCTATTCCCTTGAGATCAAAAGTGAATGCCTCTATTACATCGATCGTCTCAAGACCCGTTTCAGAAATATAATGTGACGGATGCTCGACCATTGGGTCTATTTTGTTTATATTCATAAATATCCTCCTTTAATTAATAGGTAGTGCCTTAGGCAGTTTAAGCATGTAACCGCCGCCCATAGCTCTTACCGGTTCTGCATTACGAATATTTGTCCAACCATATTTATTATCTGTATAATTTCCAGTTATTCCGACCAGATCATAAAGATCCGCTACAGAAACTACACCATACATATCAATAAGTTCATCCATTCTTGACAGAACTTCCTCTGCTTCGCCTCTGCTTTCGAGATAAATATCGTCGAAATTATACCCGGATCTTGTCCGAGTGCTTCCGTATCGACGATCGTCTTCTCTTCGAGAAAATTTGTCATAAGATATGAATGAACTATTGCCTCTACTTGATCTGTTTCCAGTAGTTCCGAACAGAATCATAGAAATTCCGTCCGTAACAATATCAGAGATTGCTTTCTTCACAGCAGGTACAAGAACGTCCATTAGAATATAAGACTTGACATTTGCCGCATCTTCTGAAATAAACAGGTCTTTGACTTTATTTATTTCAGATTTCTTTTTAGTTTTGACAGTTCCGTTGACAACTTTTTCAACCTTTTTTTCGGTTTTTTCTGTAACTACTGCTTTTTCTTTTGATTTGTGTGAATTAGGCTTATAATCTTCCACTATCAGCTTGCTCCTTTCAATCCATCAATATTAGTGTGCCAGGTAATGTGATTTTAGATCTTGGAGAATATCCATGAGATATTTTCCATTGATAGGTAAGATTCGCTCTGGCTTTCTCCTTAGAGACGGCGCTTGTAGTTCCGTTCCAAGATCTAACCAAACAATCATCGAACCTCATTACCGGACCGTTATAGTAATACAAATGATTTCTTTTAGTTTTATCTGTATTCAAATATCGGCAATCACCTGTTGGATGTCCGCAACCCAAATCATACTTGCTCCCGTCCATCCAATGCCTACAACCGATACAATTTGGTGTGAGATAGCCTGCATAAGAAATATCCATACTTTTCTCCTTATGAAAAGGAAAAGGGAAAGCACCCTGTTACAGGCACTTACCCTTTTTAGAACTTTTGTTTTCCTTATTCGTCGCCTTCCTCGACGGATTCATCTTCCTTGACTTCAACGACCTCTTCGTTCTTATAGATTGTATAACCCTTCTTTCTCAGACGGTTAATCTTCCACTCCTCAATCTTGGCTCTGTTCTTGTAAGCAAGGGCTGCTACGCCCGCTACTACAGCAGATCCAGCACCAATTATGATCGGCAGAATGTTAACGGTTCCTGAATCTTCAGGTGTTACCTCAACCTCTTCGATTTCCTCGATGTCGTTTACGTTCTCGTTTCTGATTTCTTCCATGATAAAGTCTCCTTTACAAAAATATCGAAAAACGTGTATGTTCTTCATAATACGCAATGTTTTTTTCGCGTCTTTTTACATAAAACTTGAGAAATCACATTTAGGTGCAACGCTGTAGCCAATTACAAGACACGGCGTACCATCTTCGGCCAATTGCGAGCTAAAGTAAATATCAATTTCTCCATCATCAATGTTCCAACCAAGATCATATCCTACATCGATAGGTTTCAGACCGATCAGGTCATAAAAATCATTCAATGAAGCATACATATCCGTAATAATATTTCGGTTGATAATATTTACGGCCTTCTTAATAGTGTCAATATCAGACTTGAAATATCGTCCGAATGTTCCATCATAGCAAAGAGTTTCGCCTTTCTTTGTTATAATGACCTCATTATTACCAACTGGGTTTTTCTTAATCTGCTTTTCGGCAACTTTGTCCTTAACAACCTTCTCTTTTTTCTCGCCGATTGTCTCAACAACAGCATCTCTATACTCGTTAAGCGCTGTTTCGGAGATCTTGTATGCTGTAGCCAGAGCTGCATTACGTTTCAGATTAACTGACGTTCCTCCTATTAAACAAGCGAGCGATGCTCCACAAGTTATAACTGCTGGTATATAGCAGGGCCACACAAGTTTTATTACTTCGAACGGCGTAAGCTTCACATCTTCGCAACGCTCATTTGACAGTTCATTTTCCTCGTTTTCGATCAGCCTAAGCGCTTTTGGTGCCTTTACTGCAAGCACCGTAGTTGTTACCATTCCCGCGATTCCGATACCAGTAAGGATTTCAGGACTGTGCTTTGTTAATGCCATTTGAGCATTCTTGACGAAGTTTGTTAGACTTTCTTTACCCATTTGTTTTTTCTCCTTTCAGATTAACTATTAAAAATAAAAGAGGCCTTTTAAGCCTCTCCTATTTTACTGACGGTTTTTAATTGCTTCTGCAACCTCTTTTTCGATTGTCTCGTGCATTGACTTTTTCTGAGCTATACCTGATACGGCTGTTGCAGCTATACTAAGTCCGGCTCCTAAAAATCCCAATACTTTGACAAAATCAATATTAAGATTTTTCATAAAGCATTTCACCTCCTTCATAACAGAACTTGCAATTTTTGCGAATTTAAATGTAAAGAGGAAGAGAATATGTTTCCATAATCTCCTCCACTGGTACATCAAGTTCTTACTTCTTTGGGAGTAACTTGTTAATCCAGCCTCTTCCCATTATTGTCGTTATTGTCCCGGTTTCTTCGAACTTAAACGATGCTTTCGTGCCCCAAACAGCAGCCGCTATTGGTAATATGACACCTGCCGCAGCTATCCCGTGTTGAATCCATCGAGATTTCTTCTCCTCGTCCATTTGCTTCTGCTTAAACTCATTATCGATTTCTCGATTTTTTCGTCCTTCTTCAGCCTCGTATTCGAGTTTGTTCATCTCCATAGATCTGTCAAGAAGCTTGGTAAGTCCATCTACCCCTGCTTTGTACTGTTCGGATCCAAACTCCACATTGTTTAAATGCTCGAACTGATCCTCGATTTCTACTTCTAATAATGTTGGAATGCTCATCTTGCATTTCTCCTTTCAAATTTTGTGAACTAATTTGTTCCATAATAGGAGATGCTATTTCTGCGAAAGGTCTGCATTATTATCCACTTTGAGGACAATATGCTTTTTTTTGATCAATCCATCAAGATCATCTATCTCTATTCTGTAGACATCCTTCGCAGGATCGGAATGGTCGATTCTAAGAGTACCGACTGTCCGGTAACGAATAAAAAATATAATGTTTGAAACTATTGACCCAACAAGTAAACCTATAAGTACGAATAAATATTCCATTTTACTTCCTCCTTTCTAATTGAAAGCTAAAAAATAAAAAGGATGAGCCTTTGCTGGCTCGATCCTCTATCTGTTTCTAATGATGCGTCTCATGATTAATACTATAATAAATATGCATACAAATACGTCACCAAATAGCACAATAGCTACTGAACCGCCAACACTTATCGCGATTACAGTAATTGTTACTAATATTAGCAACATAAGCAGCAAAATTGTGAATAGAATCATCACTTCTCGCCTCCTTTCATAAAAGGGGCTGCTTTCTGCGCGAAAAATAAAAGAGAATGGTGATTCATGTATACCTACATACGACACCTACCGGTTTATCCACTTTATTACACGGATTCATACATGTCTGTATACGACCGTTCCGGTTTTATCCTAACTTTCTCTTCATAAAGGAACATGTTTTTTTCGCGAAAAATAAAAGAAAGAGCCATTGCTGGCTCAATTCTTTATTGATAACCATACTGAGACCAAGATGATTGCATTAAATATTGCCGCAATAATGCCAGTCGGTCCACCTATACTAAATATGTTTATAATAGATGACCACACTAATGCCACGCTAGCAAATCCTTTAATAAAACCAACTATAAACGTTCTCATTTTAGTCACTCCTTTCATAAAGGAGTATGTTTTTTTCGCGTATTTATGAAAAAAAATAGACAAAGTATAAATCGCGAAGATGAAAGAAGCGCCTATCGACCCGACTGAGTACGTCGAAGACAAAAGACGCTTCTAGAGATCGTTAGTAAAAGAAATACATGCAAAAGCGATGATATAATGCAATTTTATCTATGCCCTAACTCATTATCGTCTGCAAATGATAGCAAGCTAGGACATAGGCATTTTGAAGTTAATTAACCCTTATTTTCTTTCTTTTCAGCTTTCAGCTTGTCAATAAATTCCTGTCCCTGCTTAGCAGCATCGGTGAAGTTATTGTTCTTCCAGAAGCCCCAAGCCCAAGTAATAATAGCTACGATTGTCGAAACAACAACGTAGATGGACTGCTCGTCTATATTGAGCGGATTAAAGCCCCTCTGAGCAGCTATGAAATTTATGAGCGCTATAATACTAACTATAGTTCTAACAATAAGATTAACATCTATTTTCTTCTCCATATTTAAATCCTCCTTATTTGTTGTCGATATCATGTACTTCTACTTCTACTTTTTCGATCTCTTTTTTAATTGCTTTAATCTCATTTTCGGCTACAGACATTCTTTCTACTACTTTATTGTGCTGTTCTACTTTCTTTTCTAATGCCTGCAACCGATAAGTAACCAACGCAACCGTTTTATTACTCGAACAATAAGCACCAACAAGAGTGCCTATAAACGCTAAAACTCCTACTATAATAGTTGCCCAGTCCAATAATTCGTTCACCCCTTTATTTCCAAGTACCTATTGCGTATATATCTGCGGTAATTGCAATAGTTTCAGATTTCACGGTAACAACCCAAAAAGTTACTCCAGACGTACTATAGCCTCTCATATGCGGAAAATATAAACCCTGAGCTCTTTCGAGTGTAATTTGCACGTTATTAACGTTTGTTAATAAATCGGAATCAAATTGCACATACGTGCCATTATAATATAAATCGGCAGAGGTACCTGCATATTTTTCATTTGTAGTAAAATTAGTAAGGCCTTTTTTGTACCATAATTCGATAGTTCCGTTGTGCCACTTTCGATAATTCCACCCAAGTTCGGTTTTCCCGGTTTCTGAAACATAATCTGCTGCATCAAGGCGTTCCCACGCATACCAGGCACCGCCAGATCTAAAGCGAAAGTAACGATGACCGTCATACGTCACGAATTCTTGATAACACCATGCGTTATCACTATGCGATTTTACTGTTAACCATCCATTTTTATTCTCTGGTTTATTAGCAGTATCAGTATAAGCATAATAATGACCGCTGGCAACGATAGTGTTGCAATCGCTGTTTGCAATGTTTGGAATATCTTCTGTAAACCCTTTATCGAAATGTGCATCCATCCCGACTTCAAACTTGTCTGACTGACTGATCTTACCAATAGCAAGTCCTTTACCTGAGGAGGAAATATGCATAATAGCAAAACCAGTAGACAAATCAGAAGTTGTTGTTACAGAACCAAAAGCATCACTTATAGTCATCTTAACATTATAAGTTTCGCCGTCATCAGCTGCAAATATCGTGCTGGATTCCTGTGTATACTCGCTCATTGTTATATTTACGGAAGTATATGCCGTCTCGCTTGATTTCTTATATTGAAGTTTTAATGCCTTCGTATTCTTGTTAGACAATGAGGTTATTTGAGCTTTATAAGTTACCTTACAATAAGAGCCTGTCATATCTTCAGTGCCATCAGAAGTGCATCGCTGCAAACTAAAACTGATGCTCGGATTAGAATATGCAATAACATTCACCGTTGTCGTTATTGATCCTGTTCTATTACGTTTGTCAGTCGCCTTACCAATAATAGTATTTGTACCGGAAGTAGTAATAACACCGGTGGTAGCCGGATTATCGCTATATGTGTTGCCATTTGCAATAACACTATAAGACTCAATCGGAGAACCATATGCCGGAGTCGCTGATACAGTAACTCGCATCTTTGATTTACCTTGCACATATCCTCCGTATGTAGCCGAATATCCAGTTGGATCAGTTATATCCACGGCGCACGTAGGCTTCATTGATGTTGGTATCTTCATGGCAACCGTTTTATCAGAAGTTCCAACAACTGTTGATCCATTATATGTGGTCAATGTAAAAAACGCATACGCCGGAAAGAGTTGTGTAGCGGTGTTGGCTAATTCTAACGGAGGAGTAAATGACCATGACGTTGCCGTCGATTGAGTAGCAATTGTGCCGGAATATGAACCGCATTCCCATGTTAATGTATGCGTAAAACTTGAAACTTTCCTATCAGCAGTTATTGTCTGAGCTACCCCTAGTGTTCCGCCACTAACGTTTAATGCAGACGCTCGTCCGATTGTATCTAGAGCAAACGTTCCGGAGCCTTTGCAGTTCACAGATGTACCATAAACAGCAGCACCAAGAGTGATTGTAAAGGATCGACTACCGTTACTATTGTGCGTGATGGTTTTAGTTCCGGTTTTTATGGTTCCTACCTTTCTCTCTACACGATCACTCTTGCTATAGACTGTTGAACCGTCTATAGTTACGTAAAGAGTACGTTCGGCAACCCAACCTCCGGTATATCCTTGCGCTGATAAGGTCCATGAAATTGTAGACGTATTATTCTCAGTAGACTGGGTTGCAGACCAGGTCAACTGATAATATCGACCATTGCTATCGGCATTTGTTTTAACAGTTCCACTTAAAGCCACATCATGCACCTCCAACCTTTAATAGCATTAGTGAACCATCACTTCTAGGAAGAAACGCAAAATTACCAAACTGCGCTCTTTCGTTAACTTCGACGACAATATTACCAGTATGAAAATCGTTTCCGTCCCACCATCCAATAGGTGTTCCATTTTTTGTGAACTGTATCATATCATTGTCGAGCTTTAATTTAAGACTATTTTCGTCTTTTCCGATTTCAATTCCATCTGTGCTGAATCGAATATACTTTGAGAGTTCTTCAAATTTAGTATCAACTTTTCCGTCAACATTTTCTATAGATGAATTAGTTGAAGAAAAGTTCAATTCTATCTGATCGGAGAGAACTGAAAGTTTACTTTCGGTAGAGCTTTTATAAGTATTATACTCATCCTTTTCAACATAATCCTCTAAGGCATTGAGAACTATACTATGCGCATCATTTGTAATTGATGCTGTCTGACTAGCTATAGAAAGCTCTAAGTCATCTGCTGTCGAATCAATTTTATTATCGACATCTTCGGGAGCAGGCGTCCAGTCTGTTGGTTTATTGCCCTTTTCTACCTTGATCCAATGAATTATTGTTTCGCCAGTGACTGTACCGTCATTAGGAAGTCTAAAAATGTCAATATTTCCATATGCGGCATTGTCTTCTGGCGTTCTTCCATCAGAATAAGCAGCAGTAAATGTCCCAGAGATAATTTGCTTGGATGTTCCGTTAGGAACTAAAGTTACAAGAGGCATATATGCGCCACTTACGTAAGGTATCAATTTTGTAACATTTTCTGCCGGAGTTACACATAAACTCAATGTATATGTTTCTCCAGCTACTAAATATGACGTTGGTTTATATGTTACAATTTTATAGCCACTTGATGCGTGTTCAATATTACTTTGTTTAATTAGATTTCGTCCACCAATTTGAAGATTATCCACAGAGTCTTTGGCTGCTGCTGCATTTGCATTGGCTTCAGTGACCATTGTACCGACATCTTTATCGCTTGCACCTAAATATATACTGCTTGCCGAAATAGCAAGCTTATAAGTATTATCGGTGTCCTTATAATATTTTAAATAGTTACTGGCATCGCCGAAAACAGCTTGCCCGTCATTATCTAAATATATCCCTCTAGTGGTATTAGAGGCAGATGACTTGGTGCCAGAATATATAGAGTTCTCAGTAATATTAAATCCGCCGATAGTAGCATCAAATGCAACAAGATCAGTAACGCTAATCTTTGTAGCGGTTATTGATTTGGCGGTTATAACACTACCATTAAGGCTATTATACTCGGTCTGCTGAGCTTCAGTTGTAACGCCGTCCGTATTCAGCTTATAATATAAGCCGTTTTCACCTTTGACAACTAGTTTATCTGCTACGACAGTACCGCCTTCGATCAAGTCGCCCTTAATGGTGACGCCAACCAATTCGCCAGTAATGACCCCGCCTTCGATTGTAAGATCTTTTATTATACCTGATTTAGCATAGAATTCTTCTATTGCTGCCTGCCCAATATTTGAGAAATCTATATTAGCATATTTAAGATCCGCAGAAGCAGCAGACAATTTATTAGTTTCTAAGTTCTCAATAGAAGCATCCACTGCTGCAAATTTAGTGGTTGTCGTATTCTTAAAATCAGCATACGTACCAGATAAATTATTTACATTGGCGTTTGTAGCTTCAAGATTCTCTATAGTAGCGTATTTTGCATCAGCAACTTCAGCACTGAGCTTTTTTACCTCAAGATCATCGATACTAGCAGACTGTGCATTTAACTTTTTATTAATAGTCACATTATCTGCCGTCAACGTCTCGATGTTTGCATTAGCAGCATTGAGATCTTTTCTTATGTTGACAGTATCAGCATTCAGTGTATCGATTCTAGCATTCGTTGCATTGAGTTCTTCAGTGTCAACTTTATTTGCGATAATAGTATCAAATTCAGATATCTGAGTACCTAATTTTTCGACATCACTATTTCTGGCAGAAGGGGATGATATATTTCCTGTGACAATCGCGGAATGATCTTTGATCATAACCGTAACTCTTTCGTCAGGCTTAACAACAGTTGTAGATGTTATAGGAGTGAGTCGGTCAGATCCATCAAGTTTGACATAAACTGTGTCATTATAACTGACAGTTGTACCATAAACAACTTCTTCTGTTTTAGTTTCTTCTTTCTCTGTTGCAATTTTTGCAAACTGAGATATAAGTTCATTTGATAAAGCCATAGAAAATATCACCCCCACAATTTAGTAGTAAATATCGCTTTTTCAGTAACCGGGCAACCAGGCACACACTTAATTGTCTGGCTTATTACCCTCGCTTTGATATTAGTTAGTCCAGCTCTTGAATAATTTAATCGGACGCAATCACCGATTCTTACTGGACAATAAGCGTGAGTATAAGAAATGGTATACTCTAAAGAAGAAAGATCTTTTAATAAATTCTCAGCATACTCTTTTATTTGGTTTTCAGTTGGGTCTCCTATAAGATCTGGATTATTTACCCTATGAATAATTTCTCTTCCACGATTATCTACAGAAATCGGACTATTAGGATCATTATTGACAACTCTTGTTTCATAATAATCTTTTCCGCTCGAATATATAACTTCGACAACATTTGGAATACCATACAGATCGTGATTCATTGTCAATTCTGGATATAGTATTGAACTATTGTCATCATTATACTCCCATACAGGCTGAAGAGACGCTGTAACCTGCTTTGGCGCAAAAAGGATTCTACCTAACTCGTCAAGATCAAATCTATACCTTGCATTTGAAATGAGATCTCTGACATATGTTAGCCAGGTATCACTTGTATCTGCAACAAAATCTCTAAAGAGCTTATCAGAGCCTGCTGGTTCAACAACAGGAGCTCTGACATGCTCTCTGGTTATCATATAGGCATTCTGCAGAATATTTTCATTCTTTCCAACATAATAACCTAAAGGAGGCGGATTCTCTTTCAATTCAAGTAAAGGCGTATAAGCATCCATAGAGACATCCAGGGTCTTTCCTGTAAAAGTCGACGAAGGTGTCTGAACAAGAAATGTTCCTAAAGGATGCTTTTCTTTTAAACCATTTTGAATTGTTATAAGGTAGATTCTTATATAGCATTCTCCAACAGCATTCGTTATATCGATTGTCGCTGACCCGAGAGTATCAGCTTCCATATCTCTGTCGATTGACGATGACTTAACAGTATTTAGACGCTTGCTATCCATCCAAGTTCCTGGATCAACAATATAATACTCGAATGTCTGTTCCATTGATTTAGTCCAATCGGGCATATTATGCGCCTCCTTCGACTCTTGTTACACTAAATGTAATTGGGATTGTTAAGTCAAGATGCTTTTGACTGTAAGAAACTGAGATGTTGGCCCAATATCCGCTTCCAGAAGGTTCCCTAACATAAACATCACCGGTCCATATTGACAAACGACGAATAGCATAGAGAGTTTCCTTATCGTATTTCGGTATCTCAACATTCCATGTGGATGTAACTCCTAACTGAGATCCATAATAACTTACCGGATGCTTTCTACCGATATACTCAACAAGAGAAACGTCGATAGAATTGCTATCTGATACGTCAATATTATATGGTAACTTAAGCATCGAACCAGTCCATGTCGGCTCTGACGGTAAATCGTCATCACTAACATCAAAATCTGACCAATCATCATCCCACTGAATAATAACCGAATTGGCTCCGATAGGAAATCCCGGAAGATCGTAATAGCTTACGGTTCCAGTCGATATAGTCGTTGCTACTACTCTATAGCGAGCATAATCAAGCGCCGGATGAGGATCCGTTATAGATACATTTTTCACATTATCAAGTCCTGCAGCAAGCTCTGTGAATGATCCATCGAACTCTCTACGATAGACTGAAAGTGTGACTCCTTCTATAAAATCATCATTCAAATCTTTGCAGCATGGAGTAATATAAGCAACATATGCTTCGTCGTCGATCGATACTGCTGCGTCTGGTTCGTATGATACCTCAGCCCAAGACACGGATATTGTTGTGCTTGCTTCTGCTGTTAATCCAGAATTCATAGAAACAATGCACGTTATTTTATATTCCATGCCATTGGCTAAGTCAACATTTCCAGCTGACAATTCGACCATTAAAGCATCCGATGTGTCAAAATATTTAGAATATACTTCTTCGCCCTCATTAACCGTTTTAGGATTTCCGATATTGTCGACCGTCTCATATGCCTGGTTTGACGCAATAGATACATAATAACCTATCGGTGCCTGAGTATTAGGTCCGGCCAATGCTGAAACATAAAACGGGAATGTAGTTAGAGTACTTATGGCTGTTCCAGCACTATTTATAACACTTAGTGCAAGAGTTGGTGTCGCATAAACGTCAATTGTTCTCTGAACAGACCAATCGCCGTATGTTTTAGTCACACCAGCTGTTCGAACTCGCCATTTTATTTTAGTTCCTTCTGAGTATGTAGATGTGTCCACAGAATATGAACTCGTTTTATCTTTTAAATCAGGGTCCGTTGTATTCTTTATCGTGTAGGTATATTTCGTATCATTGAAATATATCTCTAGCTCTGCATATGTCTGACTAGATCCGTCTTCCGAATTATGGACCCAATATAAGTTCAAAGGATCGCCAACAATAGCCGTTGTAGTCGACGACCAAGTAGTAGGAGCTGAAGGAGCTTTACCTACTATGGTCGAGGCAATAGGAGACCATGTTGATTCACCTTTTTCATTAACGGAACGCACTCTGAAAAAATATTCCTGACCAGATGCAAGACCCGTCTTTTCATAATGGGTAAACTCGATCCCAGTAACTGTGGTTGTCTGATCTGAACCGTCGAAATATTTTTTCTTTGTTGTGTATTCAATGTCATATGTCTTTGCGGTACTTACTGCCGTCCATTCCAAATATACAGAAGTTTCTGAACTTGCACGACATATTGTTATTCCTTTTGGCGGAGATGGTATAGCTTTGTTAGAACTAGAGAAATCAGACCATTCGCTGTAAGCCTTCGCTGTTCCGGCAATTCCGATTGCTCGGCATCTAACCCTATACTCTCCACCTGCATCGACTCCACAAGTAAATGACGCTTGGCAAGCAAAAACAGGAGCCGTTCCACTGTTTATAAGTTTTGTTCCATTATATACTTGGAACTCTATATCTGCGACCTTCGAATCTGATATGTTATCAACTGACGCCGTAAGCTTATACTTTTCAATTTCGACAGTAGGTACAGACGGCTTATCTGGAATTTGCGTCGCCGAAATAGCATAGCTAGCCCACGCTTCAGTGCCAGTCCAATAGTAAGCAGTCGTATTATTTTTGCCAGTAGTGTATGTCTTTGATACAGGTTTTACGCCAAGACAAATTCTTATAGCATTCGATGGTGGACTATAAGTTGACTGCTTTTCTTTTATTTCAGATGTACCGGCTTTAAACCATACAGAATCACCGGTATCGTAATACCATGTGACTCTGTAAAAGTCGAGTTTGTCTTCACTACCAGACGAAGTTGAAGTAGATGAACCAGTGCCACCAGACAAGTACTTAACTGCAATGGGACTTTGAATATTATGATCACCTGTCTGGCACTTTCCGAGAACAGCTCTATCGCCTTTAACCTGTGTAACGTACCATTTCTCTTTTTTAACCCAAGCCGGAATGGCGACTCCGTTATAATACTTTGTCGCCTCCGACTTTATCGATACCAGGTTTCCAGATTTTATTGCGCCAGAGGAGGATGTTGTAGCCTTTCCTTGGCCACTAAATTCCCATGTTGCATAGTAGGTATTATCAGTACCAGTTTGCTTTTT